AAGACCGTACTATGGGCAGAGGCATACGGGGAATGCAGAAGTTGCGCCGATAAAGTACTGTTTGCTAGAGAAAAGCCTAAAGATCAATGGATACCCGTAACTTATAATTCACGTGAAGAGGGAATATTCGAATTGCATAAATGTTCTCAGGAGTTACTGAGGAACACATCGTTAAGAAGAATGGTATATGGGCATGAAGGGCAATGGCATGAAAATTAAAATTAATTGCAAAGGCGCAGACGTATTATCCATTGAACAATTGGAAGAATTTCAGGGTGAACTCAAGGATTTATCAAAAGAAGATTACGGGCGTTTAAAGGGATTAATTGAAAAGCATGGATTTTGTGCGCCAATATTCGTTTGGAAACACGGGGATACAAATAAGATTTTAGACGGTCATCAAAGACTGAGAACCGTCAAACAAATGAAAGACGAAGGCTGGGAATGTGACAAATTGCCCGTAGATTGGATTTACGCAGACACAGAACAAGCCGCAAAGGAAATACTGATGGGGTTTGTTTCGCAATTCGGAAGTGTAACCGGACAAGGATTATATCAGTTCATGTTTGATACTAATATATCGCTGGAAACCCTTAAATCAGATTACAGACTTCCGGACGTAAATGTAGAAAATTTTGCGATAGAATTTTTTAATGAGTTTCCATTAAACGCACAAGGAAAAGAATTTGATGAATCGGCCGCTGATGATGTGAAAATGGTAGAATGTCCAAAATGCGGTGAGAAATTTCCAGCATGACAGAAAAGCCAACGGTAGTTAGTTTGTTTTCTGGCTGCGGCGGATCGTCGTTAGGATATAAAATGGCTGGATTTGACGTTCGCTTGGCAGTTGAATGGGATAACAATGCGGTAGCAAGTTATAAAGAAAACTTTCCAACTACCACCATTTATCATGGAGATATTAAAAAGTTATCTATTGAACAAGCATTAACATTGGCGAAATTAAAAGTTGGAGAATTGGATGTGCTTGACGGTTCTCCCCCATGCCAGGGATTTTCAACTGCAGGAAAAAGAAAATTTAATGACATACGAAATCGGTATTTTGAAGAATATGTTCGACTTTTACGTGAGCTTTGCCCGAAGGCGTTTGTGATGGAAAACGTCAGTGGAATGGTAAAAGGGAAAATGCGACTTATATTTGTTGAAGCATTAAAAATGCTGAAAGAATCTGGGTATATAGTGTCGGTACGCGTTTTAAATTCGAAATGGTATGGCGTACCACAATCCAGACAAAGAACGATATTTATCGGCATTAGGTCAGAGTTAAAAATTAACGTGACTCATCCAAAACCAAGCTCGAAACCAATTTCTGCGAGAACCGCATTAAAAGACATCGTACCAGAAGCAATTTATGAATTAACCGATAAACCTGGGAAATTATGGCATAAAATAAAAAATGGAAAAAGCGCACAAAGTGTAATCGGAACAGAATATAACGTTAGTTGTTTAAAAATTAATCCGAACAAACCAAGTAACACGATTTGTAAAACACAAGGATTTAAGGGGTATGCAACCCTTTGTCATTGGGAACAACCGAGAGCCATATCAGTTAATGAAGCAAAAGCACTTCAATCGTTTCCTAAAGATTTTAGGTTGATGGGAACGAAGGAACAACAATGGGCGATGATAGGTAATTCAGTTCCGCCTGTTTTTATGAAAGCCATAGCCGAACACGTGCGCGGATTGTTGAGCGTATAATTCGACTTCTATATGGCCAAGAAGCACCCACATAACCGAGCGGACGACAATATACGATTAGCGGTATTTAATGCTTACGTAGAAGGCAAAAGTATAGCTCAAGCTTGTAGAGAACTAGGCATCAGTAAAAATACAGCTCAAAATTGGAAAGAAGCTAACTGGCCGGAACATTGGGAGAATGCGAAAGCCAAACGAATTGAAGAGAAACAAAAGTTAGCTCAATCGGTCGCGATGGAAACATATGAACAAATTCAAGCACGTATCCAGAGAACTCATAGGGCAGTATCCAACGCTCTTGCGGGGCAAATAGTTAGAAAGGCACAACAAGACAAGGTGCCCGATGACGTAGCTGCGGATTTATTCATTAAGACTACCGAAGCGGAAATAAAGATTCACCTACCTCCTGAACAACAGGGTCCACAATCACGCACTGCTATGATGGGTGGAATGATAAAGCCTACGGGAGAACTGGGAATATTCGCTATGATGAACGAAACATTTGAGAAAGTGAATGGACCCGACAAGCCAGATAAAACAGATACTTGAAAACTCTATACTTCCTTATATCGCAGATAAGGAAGAGGGCTGGCTTAGGTTTATGCGGGACGAGTTGCGCTATATACCCGATAAGACTCTAATACCAATCGTTGTAGACATAGCTAACTTTAGGGATACCGCTGTTAGGTCATGTCACGGAGTAGGTAAAACAACTTTAGGGGCAAATGTATTACTGACAGCGTTAACGTTAGTTCCTGACGTGATGGTGATTCAGCTGTCTCCTACCTGGAGTCAGGTTAGAGCTATATTTTGGAACGAATTACGTAAATGGTGGCCAAACTCCAAGATAATTCACGCGCTATTTGAAATTCAGGATAAGGCGCCGAATATTACTTCTAAAATGCGACCTCATACGTGGTATGCGGCTGGAGTCGCTTCAAATAGTCCTGGAAAGATCGAAGGGCGACACGCGCGACGAGTCTTAATGATCGGCGATGAAATGAAGTCAGTAGAGGATTCAATGGTAGAAGGAATTCAAGGTGCCTTAACGTCAGATAGATCGTGGCGCCTATATTTAAGTACTCCGTCAACGCCTGGAGGGAGATATACGCAGTTTTATAACTGCTTCACAAAGAATAGAAGTCACTGGAAAACTTATAAAATTACCGCAGACGAATCCCCAAGAGTCTCAAAGTCCTGGGTAGAACGAATGATCCGCGAATATGGCGCGGACAGTCAAATTGTAAAGGCTAGGGTATTCGCTGAATTTCCAGATGCTTCTGGCGATATTCTTATTTCTCTTCAGTCTGCGGAAGCGTTTTACAAGGAAGATATTGAGCCTAAAGGCTATATAGCGATAGGCGTAGACGTAGCGAGATACGGTGACGATGAATCGGTGATTACTGTGTGGAAGGGTGAAACCCTAATAAATATCAACGTATTCGATAAAAAATCAGTGACGCAAGTAGCTAGTTTAGCGAAAGATAAGGCTTCGGAGTACGGGGCTAGGGTGATTGTGATTGACGATATTGGCATCGGTGGGGGAGTAACGGACATACTGGCCGATAGTGTAGATCAAGATAGTTGTACCGTTGTGCCATTTATCGCCAATGGAAAATCTAAACAACCTGAAAGATTTCAATATTTGGCAGACGAAGTGCTGTGGGAATTTGCGAATGCCATAAAGACAGGAGTAGCTATATCTAGTGTAAATGACGAGAGATTGGTTTATCAACTTTCGTCTTATCGCATTGCATACACAGCCGATAATAGAATTTCAGTCAAATGGCCGGAAAAGAGAGGCGATAGAGCGGCAGCGGAAAAGTCCCCAGATAGAGGAGATGCCGCCTGGCTTGGCTGGTACGGGGCTAGGTTATTAATCGGTGCTGGCTACACCGAATTCAGAGGTAAGCAAACAAAAGCAAACCAAGAAACAGATGAGGACCTAGATATTGACTTGCTTGAATTTCACGATATTCGAAACCGACTGTTTTGACTTGAACAAATAATCTTATAGCGTTAGCCTTGTTTTAATTCCGTGGCAAAATCCAAAGTTATTCCTATTTCTGACGAAAACGAACAAGTAGTCGAATTGTTGTTAGGTGCAAGTGGCACTCATTTTTTCAGCGGCTTTTTTAATATTAGCGACGCTGATGAATATGTTACGGACCTTAAAGGTCAAAAAGCATTAGAAACATATAACAGAATGAAAAGAGGCGATGCTCAAGTAAAGCTCGCTCTTCTGGCCCTTACTCACCCAATTGTAGACGCAACGTGGAAAATCGTACCTCCTGGAGATCCAGAGAATGGCGATAATCCCACGGATCAAGAAATAGAAAACACGCAAATCATAAATAATAACTGGTTTAACTCGTGTTTCGAGTGGGAAAAATCACTTAGACAAATTCTCGGCTTTTTCGATTCAGGGTTTTCACTTTTCGAAAAGCTATATGTGTACGACGGTCAATATATTCAGCTAAAGAAATTATGCCCGCGTCTACAAAGTAGTATCGTTGAATGGGACGTTAAGGACGAAAATCTCCAACGGGTTCGTCAATACATAACCGCCGGCAACACTAGAAGAGATGTGTGGATTCCAGCCGATAAGTTGGCTTTGTTTGTGTTCGATCAGACCGGTGATGACTTTAGAGGAAATTCTGTCTTACGTTCAGCCTATAAACATTGGTTTTACAAGGATACGTTTTATCGAATTCAGGGTATGCAAATTGAGCGCTGGTCGTTAGGCATTCCAAAAATCGAACAAACGGACCAGGTAGTTGGAAATCCTAATAAGACTGCGGCAATTGAAATGGCTAAGAATTTAAGGGCGCACGAAGAGGCTTATGCGTATGTACCCAGAGGCTTCAAGCTTGAGTTATTGGATAGCGGACCCGGTAAGATGATTGATCCTCAACCGGCTATTCAGCATCACGACGCAGCAATTCTGAAAGCAATCATGGCGCAGTTTTTAGAACTAGGTCAAACCGAGACTGGTGCTCGTTCTCTTGGCGATACGTTAATGAATATGTACATGAAGGGATTGACCTTTAGCGCTAAAATGGTGTGCGAAGTGCTTCAAAATTCAATTTTCAGAGAACTAACAGAATGGAATTTCGGTGATGGAGTCAGACCTCCTAAATTGACATTTAGTGGACTACAACCTGTTGATTTTGAATTGTTATCTAGGTCATATTCATATCTTATAAACAGCGGCGCGGTTCAGCCTGACGATAAACTGGAAGAATATATTCGCAAGCAATGTGGCTTGCCTGCAAAAGATGATGCTACAGTAAGACAAAACAACTCGGCCTCAGGTTCTTCGGGTGGCGGCTCAAAAGCAATAGGAGACGCAAAGCCAGATGAAATCGGAGATACAGCACTAGGGTTAAGTCATAAGCGAATCAAAGCAAATATTCCTCAACCGTTTGTTCCGAATGGGAATGAAGCGGATACTTATATCCATTTTTGGAGGCAATTACGGGAAGCGGAATTATCGGTATCACTGAGGGAAATTGTAGGAAAACTAGATGACTCAAAAGAGGTGATTGTAAGAGCGACGCGAGAGGTGCGAACGTCTGTTATCAATCAACTTGTTAAGCAGGTGCAAGCAGTAGTTCAAAAGCAAGACGCCGCTGCGATTAATAAAATTGATTATAGCAACGATCTTAAAACCCAACTAACGGACAAAATATATCCGGTTCTCATTGATCTTGTTGAATACGGGCGAACGCAAGTTGATAACGAATTGAAGAAACAAAAAGCCTCATTAACCGCGGCGACGCCTACAAGAAAACCAAAAGATATATACCGTCTTGCAATGGAGTATTTGCAATCTAAAGCGGAACAGTTCGCTGAAATTAGCCTGGACAAATTAGTTGATGAGGCCAGAATTCAAGCAGGTAACGCTATAAGAACAGGAACATTTTCAGCAAATGCTGTGGCTTTAGAATTGAGCGATTTTTCTGACAACGTAGCCCGTAGGTCTGCGGGATATACCGTCAACGAAGCATTCGGATTTGGTAGAACACAAGAGGCGGAAGATCGTAAAGACGAGATAGCCTATGCGGAATATTCAGCGATTCTGGATAACGGGACGTGCCCACCATGTG